AACGGCCAGTTTTTGAAGACAGGTGACGAGTTAAAAATTGAAGCAACAGCTGATTTAGCAATTCACGCTACTATTTCGTTTACACAAGGTCAGTCTGAAGAAGACGATGTTGTTTAAACTTAATAAATATATTATTAATAAAGGTTGAACTTTAAGGAAATAAAATAAATGGCCAGTAAATTTGGAACATTGACAGGAAAGAATCAACTTATCGGACATGGTATTCCGCAGTCCTTTCCTATCACTCTTGATCCTGCTCCGTTTGAGGGCTCGGTGATCTATGCCGATAACGGTGAGTTAAGGTATTCTGATGGTAGTCAATGGAGAGCACTTGGAACAGGACCACAAGGTGTTCAAGGTTTAACAGGCATACAAGGCAATCAAGGTGTTCAAGGTAATTACGGTCCTGGATTTACAATCATTGGTTCAATTACAGGACCAGGCGACCAATCAACTTTAAATACGGCATTCCCATCAGCAACAGTTGGTGATGGTGTTATTGACCAATCAAATGATACTCTTTGGATTTATGATGGTGCGGTATGGGTTAACATTGGATCTTTCCGTGGAGTTCAAGGCTTTCAAGGAGTTCAAGGATTACAAGGTAACCAAGGAACATTAGGTCAAGAAGGTATTCAAGGTGAACAAGGATATCGTGGCTTCCAAGGATTTAGAGGTATACAAGGTGTTCAGGGTGTCCAAGGTCTATTAGGTATTCAAGGTCTACAAGGAAGACGTGGACCACAAGGCGTTCAAGGTATTACCGGTATTCAAGGTGATCTTGGTTTCCAAGGAACACAAGGACGTGCCGGTCCACAAGGTGTTCAAGGAACTACTGGTATACAAGGATTTTATGGAGTCCAAGGTTATACAGGTTCATACGGTGGAGTATCATTTGAGTTTGACTTCGACACAACAACAGTTGCTCAAGATCCTACAGTAGGTAAGTTCGCAATTAACAGTGCTTCAGCAAGTACTGCCACAGCTTTATTCATTGATTCGACAGCAAAACAATCTAAAGATGTATCAGCATTATTAAATTCTATTGACCAAGTAGCAGGTCCTGTTAAGGGTTATTTACAAGCAACAAGAATTAGTGATACAGCGCAATTTGTTACTTACGAAATTTCAAACGTAACTGACAACACAGGTTGGTTAACATTATCTATAAATCACATAGCAAGTTCGACTGCAGTATTAACTAATGTTGCTTCGGATCCTGCTTTCATATTATCATTTGTAAGGACAGGTACTCAAGGTGTTCAAGGTACAACAGGATCACAAGGTGTTCAGGGAGTTCAAGGTACACAAGGCTTACTTGGCCCTCAAGGTACTCAAGGCGTCCAAGGAACGACGGGAATTCAAGGCTTTGATGGAACCCAGGGTTTACAAGGCTTGCAAGGTGTTCAAGGAGTTCAGGGAACCCAAGGCCTTCAAGGCTTGCAAGGATTACAAGGTTCTACCGGAGACTTCGGAGGAATAACATACGATTACGATTATGACAATAACACAACTGATGCGGATCCTGGTACAGGAAAGATTCGTTTCAGTGATACTGATTTAACGGCTTCTAACCTTAAGCTGTGGATTGATGATGAAGATCAAAGTGCTAACAATGTTATGGATGGCTTGTCCGCTGAACTTAACTCAATTGTTGGTTCTCCTAAAGGCTATGTAAGAATTATTAATGCAGTAGATATTTACGATCAAGCATTATTTAAGATTGACACAATAACAGATAAGACTGGTTATTGGGAGTATGCTGTTGAGAAGATAAGTGGAGCAAGTACTTTCGCAAACGGTATCGACGTTCGTTTAACATTCTCAAGAAACGGTGATCGTGGTATTCAAGGTCTCCAAGGTGTTCAAGGATTACAAGGCAACTTTGGTCCACAAGGTGTTCAGGGTCTGCAAGGAGTTCAAGGAACGACAGGTATTCAAGGACTGCAAGGATTACAGGGTATTCAAGGTGAAGCAATACAAGGTACTCAAGGTACTCAAGGTATAACAGGCATACAAGGATTGCAGGGTTTACAAGGCTTGCAAGGTGTTCAGGGAACTACTGGTACAACTGGTATTCAAGGTGCACAGGGCCTTCAAGGTATTCAAGGATTACAAGGAGAGCAAGGTCAATACGGTGGCTTAACCTTTATATGGAACTTTATATCTAACACAATTGGTGGAACTGACCCAGGCACAAATAACTTTAAGTTTAACAATACAAATCCAGCACTTGCTACATTAATTACACTTGACGATGTTCCTGCTGACCAATATTCACAAGAAGTTGATGCTTTCTTAGATTTCATCGACGGACAGCCAGGAACGGTTAAAGGTTACTTAAAAATACAAGAAGGTAATTACGACGATGGAAATGGACCTGCAGGACATCATTGGTTAATTTATGAAATTACAGATTGGACTTGGGATAGTGGATCAAAGAATTTTGGTTATTTTGATGTTAACTATGTTGATGGTAATGTAACTAATTGGCAGACAGCCGTTAATAATGTTCATGGTCCTGCTACTTTAATCACGTTTGTTCCTCGTGGCCCAGCAGGTATTCAAGGAGCTCAGGGATTACAAGGATTGCAGGGTCTGCAAGGAAATACTGGTGCAGGTATTCAAGGTCCTCAAGGCTTACAGGGTAATTCAGGTTTACAAGGAGCTGAAGGTTCATTTGGTGGTATTACATTTGATTATACTTTCTCTACTGATACAGTTAATAATGACCCAGGTATCGGTAACTTAAAATTCAATAATTCAACTTATTCATCAGCTACTGCATTGTATATTGATGATAGAGATGATAACTTTATTAATATTGAACCTTTCCTTAGAACAGTAGATGATTCTACAAGTCCTATTAAAGGTCACTTTAAGATTACAAAGAAATCACAACCTGAAGTTTTCCAAATATTTACAATCGCTTCGTTAGCAGAACCAACAGGATACTTTATTCTTACCTGTGCTTTTGTTAGCGGTAACGGTACATTTGCAGATCAAGAAGATGTTACAATTACATTTGCAAGAACTGGTGATGTTGGTTCAGTAGGTGCTCAAGGCTTGCAAGGTCTCCAAGGTGTTCAAGGAACATTTGGTAATCAAGGCTTACAAGGAGCTACCGGTGCAGGTGATCAGGGTATACAAGGTGTTCAAGGTTTACAAGGCCCGCAAGGTGTTCAAGGTTTACAAGGAGCTACTGGTTCAACTGGATCACAAGGAACTCAAGGTTTAATCGGAGTTCAGGGTGGATTGGGTATTCAAGGCGATTCTGGTGCTGGAGCTCAGGGTGTTCAAGGTATTCAAGGTATAACCGGATCTCAAGGTATTGGCGGAACTGGCGAAGACGGATTCCAAGGTACACAAGGTATTCAAGGTGTTCAAGGTACTGATGGTGGACCGGGAGCTCAAGGTCCTGCAGGTGGAGAAGGTCAACCGGGCGGATCAGGTGCTCAAGGTCCCGCTGGACCACAAGGTATTCAAGGACTTCAAGGTTTCCAAGGAGCAGCAGGTATTGGAGCTCAAGGATTTATTGGTAACCAAGGTATTCAAGGTATTCAAGGTGAAGGAGCTGCAGGTTCACAAGGTGTTCAAGGGCCATTTGGATTTCAAGGTTTACAAGGAACACAAGGTGAGTCAGGCATAACCGGTGCTGGGGTTCAAGGCTTACAAGGTATTCAAGGTCTTCAAGGTGAATCAGGACCTCAAGGTATTGATGGTGCCGGTATTCAAGGACCGAGCGGAGTTCAAGGTATACAAGGTTTAACTGGGGCCGGTGATCTTGGCCCACAAGGTGTTCAAGGTTTCATAGGACCACAAGGAACTCAAGGTTTAATCGGAGTTCAGGGTGGACTCGGTGCAGCTTCTGCTCAAGGCTTCCAAGGATTCCAAGGACCACAAGGTTTACAGGGATCAGACGGAACAGGTGCTCCAGGAATTCAAGGTCCAGGTGGAGTACAGGGAGTTCAAGGTCCTCCTGGAGAAGTAGGTGCATTTGGTCCTCAAGGTATTCAGGGTATTCAAGGTGACTTAGGTATACAAGGTGAAAACGGATCCGGATTACAAGGTATTCAAGGTGGAGTTGGACCGCAAGGTGTTCAAGGTAATGATGGTGGAACAGGTTCTCTTGGTACACAAGGACCGATAGGTAACCAAGGTGTTCAAGGTATTACAGGTATTCAGGGTAATGAAGGATCAGGTTCAAGTGGTATTCAAGGACCTCCAGGAGCTCAAGGTCCTACAGGTGAGGATGCGACAGGTACGCAGGGTCCTTCTGGACCGATAGGTAGCCAAGGTGTTCAAGGTGTTCAAGGTACATTAGGTTTCCAAGGAGCTCTAGGTGGTGGACCTCAAGGTACTCAAGGTGAATCAGGAAGCCCAGGAGCACAAGGCTCTAATGGATTCCAAGGAACAACTGGACCAGCCGGACCTCAAGGTGTCTCGGGTATTACAGGATCTGGTATTCAAGGTCTTCAAGGACCAATTGGTTTCCAAGGAACATCAGGACAAACTGGTGCACAAGGAACAACAGGCTCGTCAGGAAGTGTTGATACACTATCACTTCATACAAGTGGTTTACAAGGAACAGCAATGTTCATTGCTACTACTCAAGGCGGATCAGGTGCGAGACCATTATATGCAACAACTACTCCTAACCCAGGTGGACAACAAAACTTCTTCTATACCGCTAATGACGACGAATTAACATTAGAAAATTTAAAGATTGATGGATCGGTAACGCTAAACGGTTCAACGATTACAACATGGCCTTCAGGTGGTGGCGGTAGCCTTACAATACAAGACGAAGGCTCATCGTTGTCTACAGCAGGAACGACCTTGAACTTTGTTGGTTCAGGTGTTGTAGCATCAGGAACAGGTACAACTAAAACAATAACAATTAGTGGAGGCGGTAACCTCAATAATATAGTTGAAGATACAACTCCACAATTAGGTGGTAACTTAGACGGTCAAGCGTTTACGATTACGACTACTGGTGATATCACAGCTGCTAACTTCAACACAACATCTGATGAATCACTAAAAGATAATGTAGAAACAATTGGAAATGCCCTCGATAAAGTATTACAGCTACGTGGTGTTAATTTTAATTGGATTGAAAACGGCGAAGCTGCAACTGGTGTAATTGCTCAAGAAGTAGAAAAAGTAATTCCTGAAGTTGTAGCACAAAGAGATGATGGCACTAAGACTGTATCTTATGGCAACTTGGTCGGTATACTGATTGAAGCAATTAAAGAGCAGCAGAAAAAAATTGACGAATTGAAAGACTAAATATATTATGTGTCGGGTATAAATGCTCTGATCATATTTTTCTAACTATGAAAGGGCATTAATTTAATGTCCTTTTTCATTTGAGTGGCCATATCTTATAAATAAGGTAATAATAGAAAAATTAAAAAGGTTTCATCACCATGGCATCAAGAGCTAATATTTACATCGATAAAGGAATGGACTTCAGGACAGAGCTGAACCTGTTTAATGACCAGGGTGTCGAATATGATGACGCAACTATTTCTGTTTATAATTTCTATAGCAGCATAAGAAAAGTATATTCGTCCACGGCAGCAGTAAACTTCAATATTGAAGTAGCAAACAACGACATCACATTGGTACTTACTGACCAACAAACAGAGACTTTAGCACCGGGCAAATATCAATATGATGTTGTAATGGAAAAACAAACAGGAGAGCGAACCAAAATAGTTGAAGGCCTAGCAATCGTAGTCGATACTATTACGGAGGTTACGTGAGCATAAAGGTCAAGATCGGTGCCGGCCGCTCAATTAAAGCCGTACCGAAACAAGGTCAATCTACTCCCATTGTAGCACCAGCAGAACGAAAGCCACAGATCGTTCCGGATAGTGTTGTCCTTGGAATTGACACTATAGGTAATTATGTTCAGCAAATAGAAGCCACTGACGGAATTGTTGTTTCACAAACAGTTTACGATCAAGCAGCGAATGTTGTTGTAGGCCATGCTGATACTTCAAACGCAGTAAGCACAACAAATCCAAATCTATCATATCCTAAAAATATTTCAATTGATACATTTGGTCATATTACGGATTTTGAAAATGTAAGTTTTAATCCTATAAACTTTAATGCAAATTCAACAATCATTTCTACAAATGATATCACAATCGGTAATACAGCTCTTACATTAGGTGAAACCACAAACACTCTCGTCGGGCTAACAAGTTTAAATATTGCTGGTCCGATTTCATCTGATACATCAACAATTCGAAGCATTACACAAGGAAGAATATTATTTGCTGGTGCAAATGGTTTTGTGTCTGATAGTGCAGGATTAACATTTGACGGTACATCGTTAATTGCATCAGGTGGAGTATTCTTACAAGGTTTGCAAGTTGATGGCCAAACAGATACAGATAGTTTAAATGTTTCAGATTTAACAGCAACAAGAATACCTTTTATAGCAGCTAACGGCGAATTTGTCGATAGTGCTAATCTAACATTTGACGGAACTTCCATAACTGCTACAGGAGCAGTGTTCTTAAGTGGATTACAAGTTAACGGTCAAACAGATACAGATAGTTTAAATGTTTCTGACCTTACACAAGGTCGTATTGTATATGCAGGAGCAGGTGGAGAATTAATTGACTCTGCCAATTTAAGATTTGACGATACGAGTATAATCGCGACAGGCGGTGTATTCTTAGACGATCTTTCCGTTCCTGGTCAAGCAACTCTCGGAAGTGTTAATATTTCAGACCTTGCACAAGGCCGTATTATATATGCGGCTGCAAATGGTGAACTTGTAAATAGTGCTAACTTATCTTTCGATGGAGTTTCAATTACAGCCACAGGTGGTGTATTTTTAGATATACTTCGAGTACCTGGGCAAACAGAATTAGGAAGTGTTAATGTTACTGACTTGACATCAGGACGAGTTGTATTCTCGGGTGTTGATGGAGAATTAGTAGACAGTAACAAATTAACATTCAGCGGAACCACATTCACAGTAGACGGTGATGCTGATATTACAGGAAATGTGACAATCGGTGGTAACCTTACATTAGGTGATAACCAAGTTGATACAATTAATGTTGTCGCAGATTTTACTTCCGATCTTATTCCTGACGCACCTGGCCTATTTAGTATAGGTGCACCTACTAAGAATTGGCACAGAATATTTACACCAACACTCAAATCTGATAGCGGTGTAATAACCATTGATGAAACCGGTGCCTTTACTTTACCTGTAGGTGGAACAGCTGATCGTCCAGCCGCTGCGGTTGGTATGGTTCGATATAATACTTCGGATAGCCGGTTCGAAGGTTATGACGGTACTGCTTGGTCTGAGTTAGCGGGTAGTGTTAAAGACGTAGATAAAGATACGTTTATACGAGCCGAGACAGCACCAGGTGCGGATGGTGATGATTTAGAATTCTTCACCGGCGGCGTCAAGAGAATGGAAATTAACCAAGATGGTGATTTGACATTTGGCGCAAATAATGGTATAATAATAGACTTTTCTGATGAGAAGGCAACGTTTGCAGATGCAGCTGTTTCCAAAATTCCTGCTGGGTCTGTTGTATATACATCATCGGGTGGAACATTACAAGGTCAAGCAAACCTTGCTTGGGATGGCACCAATTTAACAATTGTTGGTGGTATTACAGTTGATGGTGACTTTAGTACATCAGGTGGTTTATCAGGTGACAGTTTATCAGTAGGTAACCTCGAAGCAAACACAATGATGTTTGTAACAGATACCGGTGCATTATCATCAAATAATAACATACAGTTTGATGGCAGTCATATGACTGTGAATGCAACTTCTGCATTTCTTACAGCACCAACAATAGAAACAGTTTCGCAAGGTCAAGTATTTGTTGCTGGAGCAAATGGAGCAATTGAAGGTGACTCAGGATTAACATATAACAAAACAACAGATGTATTATCAGTAGCATCACTTACAGATGGCAGAGTTGTATTTGCTGGACCAAGCGGAGCATTATCTGATAGTGCTGACTTGTCTTGGGATGGAACATTATTTAGAGTAAATGGTTCAGGTGAATTTACAGGTGATTTAACAATCGCAGGTAATTTACAGTTAGGTGATCAAGCAGTAGATTCTATTAATGTGGTTGCTGACTTTAGTTCTGATTTATTACCTAAAGATAATAACACATTTGATCTTGGTGCGACAGGTTCTAACTGGGCTGAAGTTTATTCACGAAAATTAAAGAGTGATACCGGAGTTGTTACTGTTGATGAAACAGGTGCAATTACTGTTCCAGTTGGAACGACAGCCGAAAGACCGAATCCTCTTGCAGCTGGTATGGTTCGTTTCAATTCTTCCGATGGAGTATTTGAAGGTTATAGTGGAAATGCTTGGGCTTCATTAGGCGGAGTTAAAGACGTTGACCAAGATACATTTATTGAAGCTGAATCAAGTCCTGGTGCAGATAACGATGAGTTAAGATTTGTCACTGGTGGTACTGAAGCATTTATTATAGACAGTCAGCAGAGAATTAATTCAGGGACTGGCAATTTAGTATTTGAAGTAGGCGGTAATATTGATGTAGGTAATACTGTTATAACAGGTCTTGCTGATCCTGTAGGTAATACTGATGCCGTAACTAAGTTTTATCTTGAAGAAACTTTTGACAGAGACTTTCATATTACAAAAGCTGCTAATACTTATGTATTAGATTTATTTGACAAAGTAAATAAGCCAAGTATTGAAATTGGTACTGCTCTTACAATTGAAACATATTCTCTCGCAAATAATGTAATTCAAATTGGATTGGATCCTGTATGGCAATCATTTACAGGTTTAAGAGAAGCGGGTGTTGAAGGGACTGTTCCAAACTTTGAGTTTGACGTATATGGTCGTGTTCGTTCATTAGTTAACGTTCCTTTATCTGTATCGTCCAATGCGGTTGTTGACTTTGTTCCTTCCATTTACGGCGTATTAGAAGATTCTATTCGTAACGGTAACTTTGAACGTGGTATTACAGTTACAGCAAATAGTGCAATACAAAAGATAGACTTTGTTACTAATAACTTTGATATTGATATAACAGGAGCCGTCACTGGAAGCGGCACGGTTATTAGTAACTCTAATGTGGCAATTGGCACAACGTTCGATTATGTAACTCTTGATGCAAGATATATTAATGCTGAAGGTGGTGATACATCTAATGGTGATTTAAGAGCAACAAAATTTGTAAGTAAAGATGACTTATCTTTCTATGCTGATCCTGCAGGTACATCAAGATTAAAAGATTTACATATTGGTTATAATCAACCTAACTCTCAGATTATTCTGGGAACAGGTTCAGGTAATATGTATTTCTATGCTCAAGGAACAAAGGCAGGTTTCTTAAGTTCTTCGTTCAACTTCGGTACATATTTTGATACGACGGACAATGGTTGGCACGTTGAGGATGGATCAGTATATTCAAGAAACTTTATTGATAGTCAAGATGTAAATTACTTGCTCAATCCTGCTGGAGAAAACTCTAGATTTAAAGGATTAAATTTAGATACACAGATTGCCATAGGCGGCAATCTTACAATCGCAAATAATACAATAAGTAATACGAGTGGCAACCTTACACTTAATCCTACTACTGGTGTATTGAGTGTCGATAACTCTATTATATCAAACGTTAACGACCCTGTCAATAGCAAAGATGCAGTAAATAAACAATTTTTAGACACAGCAGTTGGAAACTTAACAACTGCAGGTATTAGTATAGCAGCCGAAACGGGTACCACAGATGTAGTTGCCCTGGGTGAAACAATTACCTACGCCGCAGGTGAAGGAATTAACACATTGGTTGCGAATAATCAAATAACGATTGCTGGTGAATTGGCAAGTGATTCCAATATTGGTGTTGCTTCCTTTAACGTAGCAAACTTTACAGTGGCAAGTGGCGATGTTACCGTCACAACACTTGATGGAGGAACCTTTTAAAATTGCCTAAATAGGTATATGATATAGAAGGACATATATATGTCGACATTAATTAAGCTAAAAAGAAGTGCCGTTCAAGGACGAGTGCCTACTACCTCTCAGCTGGAGTTAGGCGAACTCGCGATAAACACTGCCGACGGTAAGATCTATATTAAACAAGATATCAGTGGAACAGAATCCATTGTAGAGTTTAGTGCTGATCCAAATGACCTTCTTACCTTAATTAAATCAGTCGACGGAGCAGGCTCAGGTCTTGATGCCGACTTGCTTGATGGTTTAGATTCGTTACAATTCTTAAGATCAGACCAAGACGATACTTTTGATGGTAACTTAATTATCTCAGGTAACCTTACCGTCTCAGGTAACACAACTTCAGTTAATACAGAAACTTTAACTGTCGATGATAATATCATTGTATTAAACAATAATGTTACAGGCTCTCCAACAGAAAATGCTGGCCTTGAAGTTGAAAGAGGATCTGAAACTAACGTAGTTTTACAATGGAATGAAACAAACGATTATTGGGAAATTCTTTCAGGAGGAACAACTGGAAGAATCATTACGACAGGTGATGAAGGTTCAGGAAATGGATTTGATGCTGACTTATTAGATGGTCAGGAAGGATCTTATTATTTAGATTTTACAAACGCAACGAATAAACCCGATCCTCAAATAGATGTTAATTTGTCAGGAAAGACTACTGGGTCAGGGACGACTACTTTAACTGATCTTGGCAATGGCACAATCAATATTACAACAGAACTTGCGAACACTGCAGTCACAGCAGGTTCATACGGATCAAGTTCTCAAATACCAACATTTACCGTTGACGAAGATGGCCGATTAACCGCGGCTGCTCAAGTTGCTGTTGCAGGAGTTTCCGATACAAATTGGTATCAAGCAAATAACACATTTGAAATTTCAACTGTTGACGGAAGTCAATTTCATACTCCGATATCTGACTTTGACTTAAATGTTAATTTTGGTGCAGGTATTGATGTCACAGGAGATGTAACAGTCACAGGGACTGTTGATGGTCGAGATATATTAGCAGACGGTACTAAGCTTGATGGTATTCAGGTTGGCGCCGAAGTTAACTTATCAAATACTGAAATTGTAAATGTTATATTAGCAAATGACGGATCAGGCTCAGGATTAGATGCTGATACACTTGACGGTCAAGATGGAACTTATTATCTTGATTTTACTAATTTTACAAATACTCCAAACATACCAAGTAATACAGATATTATAAATGTTGTATTAAGTAATGATGGAGCCTTTTCAGGTGTAGATGCTGATTTGTTTGATGGAGCAAATAGCGATTTCTATCTTGACTTTACAAATGCAACTAACAAGCCTGATCCAACAATTACACTTTCAGGTGATGTTACAGGTTCGGTTACATTAACAGATTTAGCAAGCGGAACAATTACAACAGACATCGCTGCTTCAGGAGTTACTGCCGCTCAATACGGTGGTGCAACAGAAATTCCTATTATTACAATTGCTGCTGATGGTCGTATCACTGCAGCTGCTACTGCTTCAGTCGCAGGTATCAGTTCAACAAATTGGCTGACAGCAAATAACACTTATCAAATTATAACAGGGGATGGATCACAATATGATGCTAACATTTCACAATTCGATGCAAATGTTGATTTCGGTTCAGGAATTGATGTCACAGGAAACATTACCGTCACAGGAACTGTTGATGGCAGAGACGTGGCTGCTGATGGGACAAAGCTTGATGGTATAGAGGTAGGAGCAACCGCCGACCAAACAGCATCTGAAATACTTACATCAATCAAAACAGTTGATGGCACAGGCTCAGGTTTAGATGCAGATTTATTAGATGGCAATGAAGGTACTCATTATCTTGACTTTACAAACTTTACTAATTTACCAGATCCTCAAGTAGGTGTATCGCTGACCGGTAAGGTTACTGGAAGCGGTACTACAACACTTACTGATCTAGGTAATGGTACTATAAGTGTATCTACAGAGCTTGCTAATACCGCGGTTACACCAGGAAATTATGGATCTGCAACGGCAATACCAACATTTACAGTTGATGAAGATGGCCGATTAACTGCCGCAGGTCAGGCATCAGTTAGAGGTATTGAAAGTCTTACTTGGCATAATGCAAATACAACATTAAATTTAGAAGCAGGAGATGGTACTCATTTCCTTGCGAATATACATGAGTTTGGTGAACTTGATATTACTGGTGATATCACAATTTCAGGAACAGTTGATGGTCGTGATGTATCAGTAGACGGTGCCAAACTTGATGGTATTGAATCAGGAGCAACGGCAGATCAAACCGCTTCAGAAATATTAACAGCAATTAAGACAGTGGATGGTACAGGGTCGGGACTTGACGCTGACCTACTTGATGGTCAGCATGCCGCCGATATCATTAATGCAGCAACTTCGGGTGCAGCGAATAATGTTTTCAATTCTACAATCACTGTCACAGCAGGAAATGCAATAGATGGCGGTGGATCGTTTACACTTAATCAAAATGCTAACACAACGATTACAATTAATCACGCTGATACAAGTTCTCAAGCAAGTGTATTAGGAAGCGGTGGACAGGTAATACAAGATGTAGTATTAGATACATACGGTCACGTTACAGGTCTTGACCAAGTTGACTTTGATAATCGTTATTACACACAAACATTACTTAATACGGGTCAATTAGACACTCGTTATTATACTGAAACAGAATTAGACGCAGGTCAACTTGACAACAGATATTACACAGAAACAGAATTAGATGCCGGCCAACTTGATAATAGATATTACACAGAGACAGAATTAGATGCGGGTCAACTTGATAACCGATACTATACCGAAACTGAAACTAATACATTATTCCTCAAAGCTGCTGATAGATCAGTAACTGGTGCGGATGGTGTTACAGGCGGTGGTCCGCTTACAGCAAATATTGTTTTAACTCACGCCGATACTTCAAGCGTTGCGAACACGGGTACATTAGATTTACCTAACGCTGAAGTTATTGAGAGCATGAACTTTGATAAGTTCGGCCATGTCGTAGGATTTACAAAAGGTAATCTTGCAGTTCTAACAATTAATATCGCGGATGCAAGATACGTAAATGTAACTGGCGATACAATGACTGGAAACTTAACTGTTCCTACATTGGTTGGTAATACAGTTTCTTTAGAAACAACTGATTTAACATCAGAGCAATCAACGACAGCTTCATCATTCGTATCGACAATATTTGAGTTTGACAAAACAGTTTATAACAGTGGAGAATTAATAATAACTGCAACCGATGGGACAAATAGACATATAACTAAATTACTAATTGTACATAACGGAACAACCGCGGTAGCAACGGAGTTTGCGACGATATATACAAATAGCAGTTTAGCAACATATGACGTTACAATTCAGAGCGGTAATGTTCAATTGAACGCAACTGCAGCAAGTTCTAATACAACTACCTATCAAATTGCAGCCACACTAATAAAAGATTGATAAATAAAACAGTACAATACAATTTAAACCGCCTATCTGGGGAGAGTGAACCGAATGGCAAATGATAAAAAATTTATAGTCAAGAATGGACTCTTGACGCCAGAAAATGCTGTTATAGGAAGCAGCACGGATACTGGCGAAAAACTCCAGGTTACTGGAGATACGGTTCTTACTCAAGGAACTGCTTCCACTCCAACACTAAAAGTTACAAATTCAGGAGGTGCATCTGCCTCCACTATCGTTGCACAATTTGAAGGCGATTCTGATTCACTCCAGATCAAAAACCTTAGTGTTGGCGATTATTCAATAACAAATTCTCAACAAGATAACGAGATAAGATTTTTAGACGGTACAGGCGGTATTGAAATAAGATATGCCGGTAGCAAAAAACTGGCATTTACAAGTACAGGAACAGATTTTACAGGTCTTGCTACTACAACAATTGAAAGTAATCGTATTCTTACAACAGCTGATGAAGGCCCAGGTAACGGACTTGATGCTGACACCGTTGATGGTCTACAAGGAAGCCAATTCTTAAGATCCGATGTTGCTGATACTGCAGCAGGAACAATTACTTTCTCACAAGATATTAATGTTGATGGGAATGCACAAATTGACGGAACACTCACCGTTGACCAAGGTGCATTATTTAAAGCATTACTTAGAACACAACAAAATTTACAAGTTGACGGTAATGCAGTCATTGATGGTAACCTTACAGTTTCAGGAAATACCACTTATGTAAATACTGAAGAAATACTACTTTCTGATAATGTTATTACTCTTAACGCAAATTATACAGGCGGTTCTCCAACAGAGAATGGTGGTATTGAAGTTGAGCGTGGTATTCTTGCTAACGCAAAACTTGTGTGGAATGAAACGGCTGACTATTGGCAGTTAGAAGCAAATTCGCAAGTCATTGGTCGAATTATTACAACTGCAGACGAAGGTTCAGGAAATGGATTTGATGCTGATACAGTTGATGGATTAGAAGCAGCTCAATTCCTTCGTAGTGATGCAGACGATACCGCCACGGGTAATATAAACATTCAAGGCGATCTTACAATTGGAGATAACGCAGGTCCTGCTCAAATCATATTTGATGGTAATGGAATAAACAGAACATTATATCAAGCAGCAGGTGAAATAGGATTCTTAAATACATCAGCCAACTGGGCAATGAAATCAGATGTTGATGGAGATCTTGAAGTTGAGAGAGATGTTGAATCTGGTAGAAATGTAATTGCAGCAGGAAACATAACAGCCAATACAGGTAACATATCGGCAACTGCAGGCAATGTAACAGCAGGTGCTGATGTTACTGCACAAAATAATATAACAGCCACGACAGGAAACATTACAGCAGCCGCAGGAAATGTTTCGGCAACAGTTGGTGATGTAACCGCAGGAGATGATGTAACTGCAGGCGATAGTATTACCGCACAAAATAATATAACAGCTACAGCAGGAAATATTGCGGCCTCAGCAGGTAATGTAACTGCAGGCGATAGTATGACTGCCCAAAATAATATCACTGCGGCATCAGGAAATATAACAGCAACAGCGGGTTCAGTGGATGCAGGTACTTCGGTATCAGCAGGAACAACTGTAACCGCAGGTACTGATGTAATCGGTCAAAGATTTGTAGATGCTGACAATAATGGTTATCTCGTAGATCCTTCAGGCACTTCAACAATTCATGAAATTGGAATTGATGATAATCTTTTCCACAACGGTGATACTAATACAAGATTACAATTCTCTACCGATGATATTAGTTTACAAACTGGTGGTACTGAAAGATTAGGAATTCAGAATGCTTCAGTAACAGCTGCAGTCGATGTGTTTGCTCCAAACTTTGTTGTTAACGATGCATTGATTCATAATAACGATACTGATACTAAGATTCACTTTGCTACTGACAATGTTAAGATTGATACAGGTGGTGGAACAAGAGTTGAGGTAACTAATACTGGTGTTGACATTACAGGTGATCTTGGTGTAAGTGGAGATATCACAGCAGTTAACGGTACATTTACTGGTAACCTATCAGCTTCAAGATTCCTAGATGCTGATGACAATACTTACTATGCCGATCCTAATGCAACATCAGTAATGAATCGCATTGGCATTAATGATTACATTCAACATAACGGCGATACTGATACTTACTTCGGATTTAATTCGGCTGACAATATAATATTCACAACAGCAAATACTCAAAGATTTGAAATCAATGGAACAAACATTACAAGTACGGTTGATGGTATATTCCCTAACCTATTTGCTTCAAGATATTACGATTCACAAAATGCAACTTATTATTTAGATCCTGCCTCGACTTCAAGAGTTAATGATATTAGTTTAGTCGGTGAGATTATTCACGACGGAGATACTGATACTTTCATTCATTTTGATGGAGCTAATTCAATTGAATTTGTTGCTGGTGGAAATCAACGATTCCTTGTGAATGGTACATACGCATTGGCAACCAGTCAAATGCGTTCACCTATCTATTACGATCATAATAACACAAACTATTACGGCGACTTTGCATCTACTTCTCAGATGAATCAGATTGATATTGATTCATATGTTCGACATCGTGGTGATACAAACACTTATCTTGGCTTTGATGCAAACGATAGTATTACATTCGTAACAGGTGGTGCTGAAAGAGTTAATATTACCGATGCAAATACAACATTCTTCCAACCTGTTATTGTCCAAGGTGACGTTACAGCAGACAGATTTGTTGATAGGCAGAGTTCATCTTATTATGTAAATCCTGCTGATGCAAGTTTATCAGCAACATTTGCTGGTGGAATTCGTATTCATGATATTAGTGATTACAAAAGATACGATGATAATTCAGGTGACGGTGGTATTGCATTAGCAGGTCCTTCTGATATTACTGGCACAAGTGGCACAACCGTAGCAATTAGTGGTCAATACACTTCAGGCTATGCGTTGATGTATCTCAACAGAATTGACCCAACAGCCAATCCTTTTAATGGTGGTAATAGATTTATAGAATTCAGAGCTGATGGTGCAACTGGTGGATCAATCCGCGGTGACAGTTCTGGAAACATATATCAGATATTACAGTCAGGAACCAATTGGGGATTCTGGACATCGGGAGCAAGTGAAGCATTAATTGTTGATGATAGCGGAAACGTTATGATCTCAAACTCAACTGCTCCAACATATACAGTAGGCGATGGTACTCCAGTTGTTGGCGGAGCACTTACCACAAGTAAATTACATATTGGCGGTTCAATTCAATTAGCAAATAACGATGATGCTATTGTAATTGGTCGTGGCACAGCAACATTCCTTAAGAACAACGAATTAGGATTTGGTCAGGGTGGCGGCTGGCATATGGCGGATGCAACATATCTCCGCTCAAGAAATAATAAGCATGTATATACGCAAGGTGCATATTATGGTAATGTTTATTACTCATATCAAAATACTGCTTACTATGCTGACCCAGATGGAACTTCTAACTTCAATCGTTTAGACATTGATGAATACTTAGGACATCGCGGCGATACAAATACATTCCTTCGTTTCCCATCGAATGATTTTATAACACTTGCTACAAACAACACTGCAAGATTTAATGTATCAAATTCTACTGTAAGAGCAAGAAATAAATTTGAAGTTTACGGCTCAGGTATAGAATTACAAAAACAAAGTAATGGTGGTGGTGTCGGTATTACAATGACCGACCAAAATTCTGGAGAACTTCCAGGATTAAGCGGATTACAACAAGCATCTATTAAAGTATTCCATGCTGACAATTCAGTTACTTCTGGTGCTTCATTGGCAATGGTATTTGATGCTTCAGAGACTAATGTTCATTATGTATTTGCACAATCAAACCAATCAGGTAGCGGATCATTAATACCTAGACAAAATAATGCTGGTAATTTAGGTTTATCTACCTATCGTTGGTCTAACATATATGCTCAAGTTGGTAACTTCTCAGGTAATGTAACTGGCAGCAACGCTTACTTCAGCCGTTATTATGATGCTAATGATAATAATTTCTACCTAGATCCTAATGGTACATCTATTATTGCTGATCTTAGAATTGCAGGTGGTGGTGACGAAGCAGTATTGAGATTTGGACCAGGTGTTCCTGCTAACGACGATGCTCATATTGAATGGAGAGGCACAAGTAACGCAGGTACTCTAAGAATATCAACAGCTGATGATAGTGATGCAGGAGCAAACGAACCAATAGAATTTGGTGATTATGCAAACACTAATAGAGGTGGTACATTTACACAATGGGCATACATGCAGAGAGATCGTTTCCAACACAACACATCTCTACGTGCTCCTATCTTTTATGATTCAAATAATACAAACTATTATGTAAATCCAGCCGGCTCATCAAGAATGGATACAATTACTCTTGATGGTAATGCAGTTGTATTAAGAGAACCTACAGGAACATTTGGTTCGCTTGAAGTCGATGGCGGTGGAAGAAGTGGATACGAAGGATTCTCAATTGGTGGTCGTGCCGTCTTTATGCACAATAACGGAAATGCGACTGGTCTTTATAATGATGTAAATAATCATTGGTTGTTCCGCGGCCTTCATAACGGTGAAGCACAGCTGTATTATGCTGGAGGACTAGAAGCTGAAACACGAAGTGGATACTTCTTCTCTTATAATCAAATAAGAACACCAATCTTTTATGATTCAAATAATACAGGATATTATGTAGATCCAAACAATACATCAAGATTTAATTTAGTTCAAGCCTTAAGATATTACTTCAATCATGGCACAACATATTACATGGATGCTGCATCAGGTGATTATGGATCAGTTGAAGTTGGCGGTCAGAAAAACGGTTGGGCTGGATATTCTATTGCTGGTCAATGGAACTTAATGTCAAATGGTGCAGACCGTGTTGGTATATACAATGATACCGATAATGAATGGTCTCAGCAGTGGTACAGAAATTCATATACGTTATTATACTTTAACGGTATACAACAAGCACAAACAGCAAGTGGTTACTTCCTCGCAAATAATCAAATGCGAGCACCAATCTATTATGATTCAAATAATACAGCTTACTTTGGTCATTTTGACAATCGCTCAAGAATGCGTAATCTTGAGATTGGTATTAATTCATTAACTGGTTCAACAGCCTATGCTCTCGGTGTTAGTCATAGCAATAGACAATTAATAGGTTTCCGTAATACAGGTATTAATGGAAATTATCCTTGGTTAGTACATGACAATTTTAACTTTAACCAAAAAGGAAATAGAGATGCATTTATTGTTCGCTTCAATGGAATAGGCGATAGATTTAATCTCACAGAAGACGGTGACTTACTTATCTCTGGAGAGATGGCAGCTTCAAATTACAACCTCAGTGGTGGTAATGAAAACATATCGTTAAGTAAATTATATACTCGTGGTGCTGCTGATGAAACATTGTTTGATGGTACTATGTACTTTGAGAAACGTGTTATTCAAGCCATGCAAGGCGCTGAAAATCCTACAACGTCAGTTACGAGTGAATTTGTTAAATCTTCAAATGCTCCAGGTGGATCTTCTTATGTATTAAGAACAAATGCATATAGAACCTTCTATTCAGATTATGTTGAAGTCGAGCCTGGCGAAGAAGTATTTGGTGAAATTCACGCAAGAGTAATATCGGGTTCAGGTGGTCTGCTTTATTATGGTATTGAAAGATTTGATAAAGATAAGAGACCAATAGCAGGTAATACAGGTACAACATACTTTGTAGTTAGTGCCACCAATGTCACAAGTACTGCTTGGACAACATATAGAAACCATACAACAATTCCAACAACACATACTCCTTATAATGGTTCAGATGGTGGCGGTGTAAGATATGTCAGATTAAGAGTTCTTTACAACTATAATTCTGGTGGAGCTCTTCGTGAGTTCACAATGCCAATTCTGAAGAGAGTTAATTATCATTCAAATATTAGAACTGATTATGATATTTATGGTTCAGTATTCCGTGATGTTAATAATTCTTCATACTACTTGGATATGGACAGTGTATCTTATCTTAATGATATTCGTCCTAATATATTATATGATAGACAGGATACAAATTATTATCTTGACCCAAATGGTACAACCAGATTAAATCGTCTAATTATAAATGCTCGAGGCGATCATACAAACGTCGGCTCTATTAATACAACTAACCAACAATCTAATTGGCAAAACCTAGTATTAGGAAGTGGTCAATTTACTGTTACTCAATATAATGCTATTCAGAATTATACTAACTCACCAACAGGTGTATACACTTATGGTTCTGTATTATCAGCAAGAACAGCGAATATGGGTTGGCAGTTATACTTTGCTCATACTGGCGATCTTGCTTATAAGACACAATGGAATAACGATCAGTATTCAGGTTGGTTAACTCCTGTAGTATACGGAAGAAACTCAGGATCTGCTTCAGGTAAGAATCTTTATGGTGATATATTCTACGATACCAATGATACTTCTTACTATTCAAATCCACAATCTGAATCACGTTATAACACATTAAGAACTGCAGGTCGAGTTGTAATCGGTGGTACATTCCAAAATAATGCTCACAGTTCGGTTTCTTCTACAAGATTACATTTTGGTGGTGGTAACTCTGATGCGAATGGCAACTACTATATTGGTACAAACAGAGAAAACTACGGTGGTAATTATGCCAAGCTCGATTTAAGATGGCATACAGGTATTCGTATGGGTGCCCAGGCAGTCTACGGCGGTACTCGTATATTCAACAACGAAGATTTAAGTACTCTGTTATTCTCAGTAGGTAAAGGTGATACACACGTTAGAGTTGAAAATAGTAATAACTTATATGTTGAAGGTGGGGATGTAAGAGCTGCATTATTCTATGATTGGAACAATACTGCTTACTATTTAGATCCTGCTAATAATGGCAGAGTGTTACGATTAGGTGTTGGAACAAGATCAGCCGCCAGCAATAAGACATTAGATGTAAGTGCAGGTCATGGTGACACATCAATAAGATTGGCATTACCTGCCGCAAATAATGGAGCAGGACAAGGTGAAATACCATTACAGATGTGGGTATCAGAACCAGGACGTACTTGGTCTGGTGCAGGCTTCGGTTATAACGTTGATAATGCTCTCAACGGTGGCACAAATCAATATTACTTAGGTCGACCAAATACTTCTCATGGTCAGGCTTATATGAGATTTGACACTAACGGTTATATGACATTCTATAATACGAATACAGCAGGTACTCGTTATGAAACAATGCAGACAAGATCAAATAATACTGTATATGTTCCTAATTACTTATTTGCTGGTGCATCATTAAGAGCACCTATCTTCTATGATACAAATAACACTTCTTATTATGTTGACCCAGCATCTACTTCAATAATGAATGTTGTCAAGGCGCAAAGATTTGCGCACGTTGATGCTGTTTCACAAAACGACCAATTCGGTTTATATTTTGCTACCAACCAAAGTACTGCTTATGCAATCTTCCGTGAAGGTGGTGCTTGGACTAACCCTTATCCTGATTTAAGAATTGCATTCCACACAGGTATTAAGTTTGGTGCTAATGCTTCTTACCAAGGTATGCGTTTCTATACCGATTATAACATGGCAACTCAGGTCATGTCAATCAATAATGGTTCAGACGCATTAGGTGGCGGTAACGTATTTGTTAATAACAGTTTACAAGCAGGTTCATCATTAAGAGCTCCAATCTTCTATGATTCAAATAATACAGGTTACTACGGTGACTTTGCTTCAACATCTGGTTCGGCAATAAGAGTAAGAGGTGGAACATTACACGGGCCTAACGCAAGTTGGAGCGAATATCTTGCAGTAGGTGGTAACGGTAGATGGACAACATCATATGCAACAGTTTCTGCTACAAATGGTAACTTGCATTTAGATGCTAAAAACGGACATAGCGTTTACCTTTCTTGGTATAATACAAGTCCAGTATATGTTGGTGGCGATATAAGAGCTACTCGTTATTACGATAGAAATAATACAGCTTATTATGGTGACTTTGCTTCTGTCTCGTATATGAATGATGTTAGGGCAAATATATTCTACGATAGAAATAATACAGCTTATTACTTTGGTTCAAGTTCAGGCGATTCAAGATTTAGAAATACAAGAGTAAATAATTTACAAGTTGAAAACGGTGCAACAATCACCTCTGTAAATAATAATGGTAGAATTTATTTGGGAGGAAACTTCCACATAGATGCTCAGAACGGCACTGATTTATACCTCAACTATTACTCAGGTCGAAGAACAAGAGCTTATACTCCTGGTCAATACGAAGCATTCAGAGTTGATACTAACCGTATTGTATATGCGTTCAGCCAGCTCAGAACACCAATATTCTATGATCAGAATAACACAGGATATTATTCTGACCCAGCAAGTACTTCAAACTTAAATGCAATAACTCATGCTGGTGCGTTAACTTCAAATTCAATTCACTATGTTGATAATCCACAGAAATACGATTCAACAAGTTTAAGTGGATTAACTAATGCTCCAATCTCAACAAGAAATAGAGATTATAATGTTGGTGGATCTAATGTATACTTACCATTAACTCACCAAACTGCATTATATAGTTCAGGTTATAGAACTCATCTTAGTACTGGTTTATATAAGTATGCAAGTGGTTGGGGAAGTGGTCAAACTGGTTGGTATGCTGCTCTTGGTGGTAATGATAGTTTCCCAACGCAGGCATGGAGACTAACTTATGATTCATATATTCAAAATAGTCGTAACCTAGTACAAACATCAGGTTCGTTTAGAGCACCGATATTCTATGATCTAAATAATACTGGGTACTATTTAAATCCTGCAAGTACTTCTTATTGGAATACTTCACAACAAAGTGGTTATCATACATTCTTAAATTATGGTGTCGGTATAACTGGTACATATACATCTACAAGACTACAACAAGTCTTTGCGATGGGTGCAGCATACAGATTACCTGCGAATGGTAATTCAACAGCAAATATGTATGGTATTGCTTGGTCTCATCCAAATGCTGGTTCTAAAGGTGGTGCTAATCAACTAAACGATCACGGTATGTTAATTATTAATAATGGTTCGTTTAGAGCTGCAATATCAAGTAGAGCGGTATTCTCTGCTGATATTCGTTCGCCAATATTCTATGATTGGAATAACACCGGCTATTATGTTAATCCAGCCGGCAATTCTCAATTCAGCGCAGTATATGCTAATAATTGGTTCAGGGCTCAAGGTTCAACTGGTCTTTACTTCCAGGATTACGGATACGGTTTACGTTCTGCTCATGGTGAAGGTAATTCATACGGTAACGTAACAACATATAATACAGGCCGAAACGGTTGGTCAGGTTATGGTATTGGTACTCGATGGACTCTAATGTCAAACGAAGGCAACAACTGGGGTATGCATGATAATACTCGTAGTTGGAACTTCTATTATAACGGTTCATATCATAGATTCTATTATGGATATGTTTACTCAGGTGAATCATTCCGTGCTCCAATTTTCTATGACCTAAACAACACTGCATATTATACAAACCAAGCAGGTGATTCTAACTGGAATGGTTTAACTGCTCGTGGTCAAGCAATGATTGGCTTGCCTGGCGTAGATCGTTCAGGAATGAGAAACAACTACGGTAGACGACCAAACATTACAGGTGACTCAAACTATTGGACAGGCTCTCGTGGTTGGGGTAGAGTTGATATGAACACAGTTGGTAACTGGGGTTCAGGATTCTTCGACTCGTGGTCTAACCCAGCTAATCAACCAAGCGGTACTTCGCATTGGGTTGGTGTACAAGCATATCATTATACCAACGGTTCAGCAAGATACGGTTGGCAGTTAGCAGGTGGTCCGATCACCAACTTAAGATTCCGTTCTTCTTGGTCAGGGTATAGAGCTTGGAGAACAATACCTGTTCTCGATGAAAACAGTACTAACGGCGGCTCAATGTATGCAGGCCGTTATTATGATTCTAATAACACTGGATATTATACTGACCCAGCATCTACTTCGGTAATGAATGTATTAGATATTCGTGGAGAAATCTACAACGATGGTTGGTTCAGAAATGACAATGGTGGTCGTGGTTTATATAGTACTCCATACGGAAGACACTTCTATGCTGCAGGTACAAGTTACTGGCACTTAGACGGCGGTAGTTCATCAGGCGGATTAATTATATATGATCGTTATAACAGTACACAAGGAAATGCTACAGGACGACGTGGTTACATTTACTACTCAAGTTCAGGTTTCGGTTTCTTAAACAGTTCAGGTAACTGGGGTGTAAGACTTAACCCAGGAAATTCATATACTGAAATTTATAACATCCTATATGCGAATGATTTAAGAGCTAATATTCTATATGACAGAAATAATACTGCTTACTACTTTAATGGTGCTTCTGCTCATAGTACAAGATTTGAAGGCGTAAGCCTCAGAACAATGGCTTATATTAATCAGCCAGGTATGTCCAGAAGTAGCGGTGAATATTACAGAGCAAGACCTCGTATAACAGGTAATACTGATTATTGGACTGGTTCAATGGGTTGGGGTCGTCAAGATTTCACCAATACCGTTGCCAATTGGGGTTCAGGATTTATTGATACTTGGAGCAATCCACCTAATCAACCTTCAGGTACATCACACTGGGTCGGAGTTCAAGCGTATCACTATTCTAATGGTTCAAGCCGTTATGGTTGGCAAATGGTCGGTGGACCAGTTACTAACCTAAGATTCAGAAGTACTTGGGGTGGATTCCGTTCTTGGAGAACAATTCCAGTATTAGATGAGAATAGCACGAATGGTGGATCAATGTATGCAGGTCGTTATTACGATTCTAATAGTACAGGTTATTATACAGATCCAGCATCAACATCAAATATGAACCAAGTACGTGCATACGTATTTGACTTTAATGGTACAGGCGGTAACTCAGGAAGAGCAATCGGTTCTTATCCTTATGAGTTATTCCAAGCTTCAGGTGGTTGGAGTAATCCATATCCTGATTTAAGAATTAACTATCATACAGGTATTTCGTTAGGAGCAAATCCGAGTTACGAAGGTATGAGGTTCATGAATGATTATAACTCGAACACTGTTAGATTCCAAGTTAACGGTCCTTCAAGTTATACATATGCTAATACTTGGTTACAAGTTGGCGGCGGTGGTGTTGGTATCTATGATGGATATAACAGTGCTCACTTCTTCCCAAATAACCAGACAAGTTATGGTTCATGGGCAGTATATGGTAACAGAAGTGGATGGTATGGATTAGCATGGCCACAGCCTACTTGGGATCCTCACTTAATGTTCGATGGAAACGGCTCAGGTGGTATCTATCTACAAGGTGGCGGTCGTTGGGTATACTATCATAGCCGTGGTAATAACTGTCTGGGTGTAGGTTCGTCAGCAACACGAAGCGGTTATAGAATGCAAGTTAATGGTTCACTATGGGCCACCGGTAATATAGTTGCTTATTCAGATAGACGTCGTAAAGAAAATATTCAAACTATCGAAAATGCTCTTGATAAAGTATTACAATTGCGCGGTGTAACATATACTCGTAAGCTTGCTGAATGGGAAGATGAACGTGATAATTCATTCCTAAGTACTCAAATGGGTCTTATTGCTCAAGAGGTTGAACCTATTGTTCCAGAGGTTGTAACTTACGATGAAGAAGATGATGAATACGGACTTGATTATCCTAAGATGGTTGGTTTACTTGTTGAAGGTATTAAGGACCAAAACGCTATCATCAAGAGTAAAGAAGAAACAATAAATAATATGCAGAAAGATATTGACATGTTGAAAGAAATGGTATATAATATGCAATCAATAATGGAGAAGAATAGCAATGGCACTAATTAAAGACTATGAAATCCAAGGTACTGGAGTGACAGTGCCTGACGCTTATCACGTTATAACGGATATCAAAATACACAAAAGAACGCAAGAAATACCTCCACCACCTGATCTTTCATTACCGTCTGGATTGACTAACGATGGTGTTAGAGAAGAAGGTACTGAACAGTATTGGCAAGAGGGATATGTTTGTCGTATATGGGTAACCATGTGGGCAACTAAACAAGCAAGGATTGATGGATTGAATCCTATTGGTTTTGCAGGCGAAAACGCAACTGAAGTTGAAGCTGAATTATCAATTGGTACACCAGGCCTTGATGCGAGGTGTGAATTCATGTTAGATATGGATTCTACCGACTCGGATTTAGTACAAGCTTATAATCATCTTAAGTCATTAGATTATTATGCTGGTTGTACTGAAGATTAATTATAAATAGAACTATAACTTTAAGTTATTTAATATTAACGGAGAAAATAAAATGGCACTAAGTAGCGATTACACATGGACTTGGAGTGTAACTAGTCTCAAGAAAAGAGATCAAGTTAACTCTGAAGGCGCAACTTTAGAAGGCGCTGTTGTTCAAACATTTTGGAAAGTTGAAGGTGAAGATTCTAGCGGTAATAAAGGAGAGTTCTCAGGAGCCACTCCATTTACAGCAGAAGCTGTCCCAGCAGGTTCATTTGTTGCATTTGCTGATTTGACTGAAGCAACTGTTTTAGGTTGGATTCAAGCAGTTGTAAATGCCGACCAAGGATATGCAGATCATATCTCAGAAATGGTAGCAAAGCAAATTGACGAAGCAAACATTGAAGAACCAACAATGCCTTGGGTAACTGAAGATGTAACACCACCAACACCAGATGATGCAGCTGACCCAGCGGACGAATCAGACGACAGCGAATCAGACGACAGCGAATAAGCTAGGAATAACATATGACTTATTCTTGGCAAATTGTTAAGTTTGAAACTAGAGATCAGACGAATGCTGATGGCGTCGTGCTGTCAGATGCTGTTGTAAGAATTAAATGGAGACGAATCGGAGTTGATTCAGACGGCAATACAGGCAGAGTTGTAGGATATACAATTTTATCTGCTACTGAAACCGCTGAAGCAGACTTTACAGCATTTGCTGATTTAACAGAAGAAAAGGTTGTGGGATGGTTAAACACTCTCAACTCTGAAGATTCTATTAATGCTTACAATTTAAAAATACAAGAGTCAATAAATAGTTTAGTAACGACCGAACGCGCAGTACCTTGGTCTTAAACTAAGTTTTTGATTTACATTATGGAGCTTTTATGCATGATTTACGGCATCACGGATTGGTGCATTATGCCTTAAAAAGAGGCGGCAAGATACAACCAATCACACTTCCATCAGATTTAACCGGCGAAACAGGTATTATGAATCCTTCCATTTTCATACATAATGGAAAGGTTCTGATGAATGTTCGTCATGTTAACTATACTTTATACCACTCAGAAGGTAAAAAGTTTCCTCATACATGGGGACCTTTACAATACCTACATCCAGAAAACGATATTAGTTTAACAACTCATAATATTATGACAGAGTTGGATTACGAATTTAATGTCGTTTCAGCAAGTAGAATTAAAATGAATTTAGATACAGGTGAACCTACCTGGAACTTTATTGGTCTTGAAGATGGTCGTTTATTTAGTTGGGATGATAGATTATTTTTATGTGGTGTAAGAAGAGATGCATACGACGACCAAGGAACAGGTCGAATGGAAATGTGTGAAATAGAATATATTGATAATGAATGGCAAGAAATAGGAAGACATCCTATTCCTGCACCAGGTGAAGATAATACTTTTTGTGAAAAGAATTGGATGCCAATTATTGATATGCCGTGGCACTTTGTCAAGTGGTGTAACCCAGTTGAAGTTATTAAGTATGATATTGATACAAGAACAACAACAACTGTAGTACATGATAGCAGTAAGACATATCAATTGCCTAGAGACTTAAGAGGTGGTACTCAGGTATATCCAATCGGCGAAGGTAGAAGAATGACTATTACTCATGAAGTCGATTTAACAAGAGACGCATTTTCAAGAAAAGATGGACATTATAATCATAGAGTAATTGTATGGGATGAAGATTGGAATATGATTCATCATACTAAAGATTTTCATTTTATGGGTACTCAAATAGATCCAACTACAGGATATGAATATAATATTGAGTTTGCGACAGGTATGATATTCTTAAACGGTGAAGTTATTATTGCGTTTGGATATCAGGACAATGGAACATTTATATTAAGAATGCCCGATAAATTATTTTTTGACTTTGTGGCAAAAGGATAGATTATGATACAGACTGCATTAGAAACACATGTAATGGATCCAAAGAATCCATATAAATGTTTTGAACTTGCTAAAGAATATGACCAATTAGAACAAGGAGCAATGGCAGTATCTTTATATTTAAAAGCTGCTGATCTTAGTGATGATAAAGATTTACAATATGATTGCATGGTTGGTATTGCGTTATGTTATGATAGGCAAAGAGACAGAGGTTATACAGTAGAAGGTGCATTATTTGATGCAGTTGCTTTAGATCCTACAAGAACAACGGCTCACTATTACTTATGTAAATTTTATGAAGGTGGTGCTCAGTGGAAAAAGGTTTTGATGCATGCAAACACTGCACTACAATTTGAACAATCAGATAAAGAGTACCAAGACTTATTATATTATCAAGCATTGGCAACATGGTATATATGTGGTCAACAAAACGGAAAGCATTTATTTTTTGATTTAGTATATAGACATAATTTGTATCCTGAGCTAAAACAAAAATGTATAGAAAAGTTAGACCAAATCTTTTATCCTGACACCATTCAATATAAACACGAAGATTATGAAAGATTTAAATATAGGTTTCAACATTCAGAAACAATTGAAAAGAATTATTCAAAACATTTTCAAGATATGTTTGTATTATCAGCATATAATGGAAAGGAAGGTGGTTCTTGGTTAGAGATTGGCTCAGGAGATCCTTTTATACATAACAATACAGCTCTATTAGAACAGTTTGGTTGGAGCGGAATATCTATTGACAACTCTGAAGCTTTATGTTATAAATTCAAAGAGAACAGAAATAATACAGTCATCTGTGCAGATGCAACTGAAATCGGTTATGTGGATTTATTTGAAAAACATCTTGTAGGCCCAGTCGTAGATTATTTACAAATTGATTGTGATGAAGCTTCAATAGACATATTAAAGCGTATTCCTTTTAACGAAGTTAAATTTGGAGTCATTACTTTTGAACACGATTCTTACCGACTAGGTGGAAAACGAAGGGATGAAGCAAGACAGATATTATTTCAATTAGGATATGAATTGGTTGTACCAAATGTTGGATTTACAAATATTCATCCATATGAAGATTGGTTTATTCATCCTGATGTAATAGATAGAGACACAATTAGAAAATTTCAAGCTCCGCCTGTAGAATGTAATTTTGTATGGGATTATTTTATGGAGGCAGAGGAATGATTACTGTAGTCGCGACTGGTGGATTTGATCCAATACATTCTGGTCACATTGAATATTTGAAAGAAGCAAGCTGTTGTGGCATAAGGTTAATTGTTGGTGTTAATTCTGATGAATGGCTTGCAAGAAAGAAAGGCAGATACTTTATGCCTTATGAAGAACGAGCAGCAATTGTTGAAGCATTAAGCTGTGTTGATAAAGTTATATCATTTGACGATAAAGATGGAAGCGCAATACATTGTCTAGAACAAGTTAAACTGTTATACCCTAATGATACCATTGTATTCGTAAATGGAGGTGATAGAACATCAGATAACATTCCTGAGATGGCGGTAGAAGGAGTTGAGTTTCAATTTGGTGTTGGCGGACAAAATAAAAAGAATTCATCAAGTTGGATATTAAAGGAATGGTCACAACCAACGGTTCAACGTAAATGGGGTACATATACAGTTTTAGATACAAACGGAACTTGGCAAGTAAAAGAATTATCTTTTGACCCAGGCAAATCATTAAGTGACCAAAAACATTTTCATAGATCCGAACATTGGCATGTTGTTTCTGGTAGTATTCTTATGGAATTAGATTTTGGTGGTGGATATAAAAAATCTTACATTTATTCTAAAGGGCAAAGTATTGATATTCCGAAAGATGTTTGGCATAAAGCAACTAATGTTGGTAAAGAACCAGCAAAAGTAATTGAAGTATGGCTTGGAGATATTTTAGACGAAAACGACATTATCCGCAGAGACTAATAGAAAAATATATAAATAAAACTATAAGCTAATAGTCTAGGAGACGATGATGGCAATCAAAGTAAGTAATGTAACAGCAATTGACGACTCTCGTGGGTTTTTCCCGAATAGTGTAACGGGCCTTTATTCTAACCTACACCCAACAGCAAACGTTAATACTACATCAACAATCAATTTTAATAACCCAGTACAATCAATTACGATGAGTAGTAATACTACTTATTCAACTACAAGTTTGGCTCAAGGTAAACAACTTACAGTTCACTTAGATAGATCAGCTAGCGGATACACACCAACTTTTGGATCAGAGGTAATTTTTGCTGGTGGTACACCAACTTGGTCAAATAGAAGATATTGGTTAATTTCTTTTACTTGTTGGAACTCAACAACAATTAGAGCCACTGCCCTTGGGTTTAACGAACCAGGTTCAGTATCATCATCATTCGATTCGGAGTGGCCTTTAAACACATGGGACACCCGTGAGTATGACTTTGGCACAAGCTTTGAGCAAGCATGGTGTTGGGTTAGATTTCAACATGTTTCAGCAAGTAACAAAGTTCTTGTGGAATGGGCGAGCGGTAATACCCAAGCAATGGCCACTACATATTCAGCTGATTTAGATTATACAGGTATGACAAACATTAGTTCCGTAGAAGCACAATATAACGGTACCTTCTATACTAGCGGAACAACAAACCAAGCAACTTACGGTCCTCGACCTCAAGATGATGGATACACCTCAGGAACATATTATTCTGTTCCCTCTGGTAGTGGATATCGGACATTTGGTTGGATGGCAGCAAATAATCCAAACTTCAATTCAGATTCTGAAGTGTCTGGTAGTTTTACGTCACCTGCATTTAGAGTTAAATTAGTTGCTAATGAAGGTACATTTTATTCTACAGCTTCGGTATCAATCGGCATGCTGCTTAGAGCAGATTATGGAAACACTCCGGGACTTTAAGGAATAAGTTATGGCAATTAAAGTAAACAGTACAACAGTTATAGATGACAATAGAAATTTTGTTGATGTTGTAGACGCCGTTGGATTTTATACCGACCTACACCCTACTTTAGCAACACAAAGTTCAAGTGGTTCTATAACTTTAGATGCAAACAGTCCAGTTAATTTACTTACATTAACTGGTGCACTAACAGTAACCGACATGACAAATAAGGCTGTTGGAAAGCAATGTATATTCTTAACAGATGTAACTCAATCAGGTTATGATATTACATGGGGTTCTAATTTCAAATTTGTAGCGGATTCTGAGCCAGATTGGACAACCGCAAGATATTGGCAAATAGGTCTTACGGTTTGGGATAATACTACAATATTGGTAACAGCAACAAGTTTTGGAGGAGACGGAACTACTAGCAGTTTAGTTTCGCTGCCATCTAGTATTGATGTTCATACTAACTCTAGTAGTCTTACCGGAAACTCCCAGTCGACAATGCGATTAAATGCTGGGGGTACATTAACTTTAAGCGGAGCAGGAATGGGTTCAGGTACTACAACCGGAACGGCAAATAACGGATGGGTATGGTTACTTTCAGGAACTAATAGTGATTACGAATGTAACTTTAACTACACACATAATGTCAATAGTGGGGTAGACCAATCAACGGCAGGCAATAATACATGGCAATCTTTAGGCTCTAGTAGAGAGTGGAAAGTATACGATGAATCTAATGATGACGGAGGTGAATCTAAACTTCATGGTACATTAAAGATTAGAAAGGCTTCGGACCAAACTGAATTAGTATCCATCTCGGCCGAGATCGGCGCGGACCACTCACCATAAGGAAATAATAATGCCACATAAAGGAACTTACAAACAAATAGTTTACACAACAAATACTCAGTTTTCTGAATCATTTGATTATTTGAATGGTCCTTATTTAATGAGCGCCAACACTGCATCAGCTAATGTTTTTATTGAGACATATGCAACAGTTAAAGAAATGGAATATGCTGCAGAACAAGAGGAAGAAAATTATGCCGTATATAGAAAAATAGCAGTCGGATTTTTAATAGGGGAAGATGAATAATGGCAATTAAAGTATCGGGCACAGAGGTCATAGATAACGATCGCAAACTTGTAAACATTGCTGATATGCAAGGTAATTATGGCGCCTTTAGGCCAATAAACGCCACAGCCACAAATAATATAGGTTTTGAAAATCCTGTAATGAATTGTGTATTGTCAGCTGACACAACATTTACAGAATCAGGTACTGGTACTAGCGGTAAGCCTACTTGTACTTTATTATTAGATACAACAACTTCAGCTCATACTCCAACATTTTCATCAGCTATCAATTGGGAAAATAACACAGAACCTACCTGGTCAACTTATCGCAAATGGCAAATAACATTTCATGAAATTACAGATTCGCCATTAAGAATCGATGCAGCTGCAGTAGGATTCTCTGCACAGAATGCTCAACCTTCAGAGGCTGTAACTCTTGATGGTACTACATCAAGTCCTGAAAGATTACGTGATGACCCAGGTATTGCTCCTTTCATTGCTGGTTGGAGATTTAAGTCAGACGGCAATGTTTACAAATATGAATCTCCTAATAATGTTTCAGGTAATGGAGAATACTTATTCAGTACTACTACTTGGAATAATATTACACCTTCACAAACATATTATATAAGAGTAACTAATTATAGTGGAACTAATTTGGATGTTACTGAAAGTGATTCATTAAATACTTGGTTATCATTAGATCAAACGAGAACATTTGAATATAAAGATACTCGAGCAGTCAATTCGTATGCAGATACAGACGGTGTTTTTAAAGCAGAAATATCTTCAACATCAAATGGTTCAAATATAGTTGCGACTGGTTATTATCAAGTATATTGGATCGGAACCGCTTAAGGAAAAATTATGCCTACACATACACAAATGACAATTATAGGATCCAAAGTTACTGGCTCAACAGGACTCGGAAGCACAGGGGACTTCGGATTTGGTGGAGATACAAGCGCAGGTGGTTCAACTACAGTAACGATACCTTCCGATTTAATGGTTGCACAATGTGAAGACGACGATAGAGGCGGAGGAGATGATGCAAATTCTCATTTTCGTGTTTCTCTTGTTTGGTCTAATACTTCTGAATTAAGTTATACGCTTGCTGATTATTGCGGCCTGAGCGAAGCTTTTGGATCAACTGGCACTACTTATGGTACTGGAGATTTTAGTGCAGAAGGTAATAATTATCATGTCGAGCACACAGGAACTAATGCTGCCGGCGCCTTTTGGACCTCAACTTATAATTCACTTGCTACAATTACTCAAAAGGCGGCACCTACTACTGGAACCGTATCATTAAGTAATGCTTCTTCAAGTTCTATTACTAATATACAAGCAAGATGGGTTGCTTACAACGCTGATTTCTTCACCCAGGAAACGAAAACTACTTATTCGACTACAGGAACTAATGTAACAACCTCAGTTACCCAATTCACTAACGGGGCCTTTACAGATTCTTACGTAACTATAAAGCCACAAGTATATGGTGGCTCAGCAGGCAATTCACAATTTTTTGAATTAGGTGTAAGCGCTGATGCACCAGGAAATCCTGCTTCAGATACTGCTACTGCAGTACTAACATCAGGTGGTTATTATAGATTAGAAATATTAGTAACAAGAAGTGACAGTACTACACAAACACTAATTTTTAACAAACCTTATGTTAGTAGTAGTAATCCTAGATTGCATGCAAGGTCAGAGGATTCAGAAACTGATTAAGATAAATAATAAAAATAACAGAGTAAATTAAAATGGCGCAACCAACAACAAGAAACGAATTTAAAGACTGGGTTTTAAGAAAGCTTGGCGCGCCTGTCATTGACATTAATGTTTCTGATGAGCAAGTTGAAGATCGTATTGACGAAGCAATAGATTATTGGAGAGACTATCATTACAATGGAAGTCAATTAGTATACCTAAAACATCAGTTAACTCAAACTGACAAAGATAACGGATACATTACTTTACCGTCAACATTACTTGGTATTTCAGGCATCTTTAATATGCAGTCAAGTATTTCAACCGGTTCAGGTATCTTTAATGTGCAGTATCAGTTTGTTTTAAATAACCTTGAAGATATCACAGGCTATAATATTACAAATTATTATATGGCAATGTCTCACATGGAATTCCTATCAGAAATGCTTGTAGGTAAACCAAGAATAAGATATAATAAACATGTAAACAGATTATACATTGATATGGATAAGGATTTATTAGTTGTAGGTGAGTATGTTATTATTGAAGCTTATGATGTAATAGATGCTTCTACATATTCTGATGTGTGGTCAGATCGTTGGTTACAAAATTATACCTCTGCTTTAATTAAAGAGCAGTGGGGGTCAAACTTAACTAAATTCAGCGGAATGCAATTAGTTGGAGGAGTATCATTTAACGGGGAACAAATTTTAGCAGACGGCCGTGAGGAAAGAAGATTAATGGAAGAGGATGCCGTCAATAATTTACAACCTCTATCATACAATTATATTGGGTAGAGCATGGCAACTAATGTATTCTTTAATAATTATGCTCAAATTCAAGAGCAAACTTTAATTGATGATTTAGTAATTGAATCCATCAAACAATATGGTGTTGATGTCATTTACATTACAAGAGCAATTAAAGGCCGTGATAATATATTCAATGAAGATGACTTTCCAGAGTATAACGAAACTTTTGAATTTGAAGCCTATGTTAAAAATATGGAAGGCTTTGAAGGAGAAGGTGATTTCCTATCTAAGTTTGGATTACAAATAAGAGACCAATTAACACTTACTGTTGCTAATAGAACTTTTGAAAGACACGTGACTCGAGAAGTTGTTGATCTTATTCGCCCAAGAGAAGGCGATCTAATTTATTTCCCACTTAATGAAAAGATTTTTGAAATTAAGAATGTTGAGCATGAAAGCATATTCTATCAAATGGGACAAACACAAGTCTATGATATGGTATGTGAATTAATAGAATACAGCAATCAAAGATTCAATACAGGTCGTCCTAATATTGATGACTACTTTGCTGAATATAATACAGATATAATTGTTGATGCAAATAACGCAACACTCAACGCAATTTCAACTACCGATGATCTTGCTCGTAACCTTGACTTCGAAGTTGAAGGCGATAGTATATTAGATTTCTCAGAAGTAGATCCATTCAGTGAAAATATACAAATAAGTGATAACTAATGGCAATAGCAAACTATTTTTATAATTCTACGATTCGTAAATATGTTGCATTATTTGGTACATATTTTAATCAATTAGAAGTTCGTAGAGCAAGCACTGATGGTACATTGAGTCAGAGACAAATTGTACCTATATCATATGCGCCTTATCAAAAGATATTAGTTCGTCTTGACCAAGATCCTGCATTACAAGGTGGTGCAACAACAGACGCAAGAGGACAGCCTATAGGAGGACAACCATACGCGATTACATTACCTCGTATGTCTTTTGAATTAACAAGCTTTCAGTATGATGCAGAAAGAAAAGTTGCTCCTACAAGAAAAATAAGAAAGAAAGTAGTTGATGAAGCAAACGGTGGTCGTAGATTTGTATATTCAGGAACTCCATATAATATGGGATTTAGTTTATACA